CGCGCAGGCGTAACTACACGCAGAAGAATACAGCGCCTGCCGGCCCTCCGGTGCCTAGCGCTGGTGAGAAGAATTTTTTGGCGAAGTACGCGGAGCTGAAAGACTTCGCGCTCGCGGCTGATGCGTGCGGGCGCAGTGAGTCTGAGTTTCTAGCGATCTTGAGCTGGAACACGACCTTTAGGGACGCAGTGAACCGCCTAGAAGAGAGCATCGGTGTCACCCGGACGCTGAGCGTGACCGAAGATTTTGACTGGACAGACGAGAAGCGACGCGCGTTCCTCATCACGTACGCCAACACGGCGGATATGAAGGGGGCGCTACGATCAGTGGGTGCCACTAACGTGCAGTTCCACAAGGAGCTGTCCGCGAATGGAGATTTTCAACGAGATTTTGACGACGCCGCGCATATAGCACGGTCCGTGTTCGACCACGCAGCCTCCGCGGCCGCTACCAAGGGCGACGCGCGCATGCTAGGGCGCATCGCGGCGAACTTTTTCCCGGAAAAGTTCGGTGAGAACCTGAAGATGGATCTCAACGTCAAGCAAACTCTCAATGCGGACCAGATAAATGCGCAAATTACCCACCTCCTATCAAGATTTGATAGACAGGGTCTACTCTCCGCTCCCGACGAGCCTGAAAGAGATGCTGTCGAAGCAGAGTACCGGGAGATTGAGCCTGTCGGAGCAGATGAAGCTGCTGAGTTGGCTGGAGCAGAGAGCGCGGACGCAGGACCAGACCCAAATAGTGACCTGGTTTCAGGACCCGAGTGACCACCACGCCCTCAAAAATTGCCCTCTCGGGAGAAAACACTACCCGAAGCAGATGCAGTTCTTCGCGTTGGAGAAAACCGACGACGAGATCGCGCTTTTTGGCGGTAACCGAACTGGAAAGACGCACTGCGGGTGCTTTGCTGACGTTCTTCATCTGACCGGGCTCTACCCGGACTGGTGGCCGGGCCGTCGCTACACGCACCCCATAGACATGTGGGTCGCGACGGACACCGCGAAGAACACACGCGACATTTTGCAGGATAAATTTTGCGGGAAGCCGGGCCATGAGCAGGCGTACGGTACCGGGATGATCCCGGGAGATTTACTGGTGCGGAGAACGGTGAAGCACGGTCTAGCTGACGCTTTTGAGTCAGTTTTTATCAGACACGTGTCCGGCGGGATCTCGACGCTGCAATTTAAATCGTATGACCAGGGGCGCGAAGCGTTCCAGGGTACGCGCCAGCATCGTATTCACTTGGACGAAGAGCCAAAACTCGAAATCTACACTGAGTGCCTGCTCCGACTCATGAGCACCGTCCCCGGGGAGGCGAACGGGACGCTGGTCCTCACAGAGACGCCGCTGCTCGGGGTCTCGGACCTGATGATCACGTTCATGCCCGACCTGTCGCCCGAGCCCGACTCTGTGCCGGCCGCGGCGTGGGATATGGGCGAAGAGGAAGAGGTAGTTGTCGATGAAACGTACATTGAGAACGCCTAATGTCGAGAGCCGCGATATTTTTAGACATGGATGATGTCCCACACCTCGGCGAGCGAGAGAAGAAGCAGATCCTCGCGGGTGTCCCGTCGTGGCAGCTGCAGGCACGTAAGTCCGGCATCCCGGGCCACGGCACCGGAGCGATCTACCCGATCCCCGAAGACGTGATGAAGATAGAGCCATTCGACATTCCGTCGCACTGGCCGCGCTCGTATGGTATGGATCCAGGCTGGAACTGCACCGCGGTCATCTGGTTCGCTTGGGACATAGACAACGGCTTCAATGACGCCTCCGGTCAGCGCCGGTATCCGGCGGTGGCGTATGACGAATACTATAGGGGGCAGGCCGACCCCGCCGTACACGCTGCGGCAATAATGAGGCGCGGTTCGTGGATACCTGGTGTCATAGACCCCGCCGCCCAAAAAGCTCGCGGACCCGACGGCGAGCTACTGATCGACGCCTACTGTCGACTCGGGCTGAAGGTCAGCAAGGCCGACAACACTGTCGTGTCTGGTCTGATCCAAACCTGGGACATGCTCTCGACGCAGCAGTTGCGCGTCTTCAGCACGCTGACGAATTGGTTCAAGGAAGTGCGCCTCTATCGTCGCGACGAGAAAGGCAACATCATCAAGAAGAACGATCACATCATGGATGCCACACGTTACAACGTGATGAGCGGCTTCGATGTGGCGAAGGCTCCGCCGGCCAGCGAGGGCGGCCTACCGTGGTTCAGCTGGGATCCGAACATGGCGACACAGGGTGGGGTGTGGAGCGGCTGACGCCCATCCGTGAGGTGGAGGCCGAATTCCGCAAGCGCGGTGCGTTCATGTTGGTCGATGTGAAGAGTAGGAAACTTTGGTTCTATCACTACTCGAAGGACATGATCGGCATCAAGCACATGATGGCCGCGCTGAAAGGCAGACAGGATGAGATGGTGAATTTTTTAATTTCACGCGCAAGCGTAAGGGGTGAGACCAAATGAGCGTTACAGTGAAGCTGGTGCACGAAGAGGGCATCCGGCTGCGACAGCAGGCGGCGCACAAAATCGAGCACAAAGATAAAGACGACAAGGTTACACACACCTCTGTCGATTGGCGTTTCGTGAAACGCCCGGCGTCGGATGGCAAACAGGTTGAAGAGTGTCAGCAGGATGAGGATCCTCGACGCGTCGACAACAACGGCCGGAAGCTCCAGCTGGGTACGTACACCGTGCATGTCACCGCCGGCATGAACAATCTCGTCATTGAGCGCAAGGGCAAAGTCGCCCCGTTCAACTTCAAGAATGGTGCGATTCGCAACCAGGTCCGTGTCCAGTACCAGAAGCTGGTAGACACCGGACGAAAAACAAAGGATCAAAAGGCCGTGCACGAATGGAAGAACGACGGGGCTGCGAAGTACATTCCGCCCAACACGTTCGATGGCGTTTTCGTCGGTGACGGACAGCGCGCTATCGTGGACGAGATGCCGACGTAAATGACGACGAACGCAGGCGACAACTGGGATCTTATTGGAGACGTGCCGGGACAACGCGGCACGCTTCCTGACTCGCCTGGCTTCCAGATCAAGGATAACGAGGGCCTACTCTCGCGTATCCGCAATTTCTATGATGAAGGTGTCGGCGCGTGGGAAGAGAACCGCCGCATGCACTCGGAAGATTTGAACTTCATCTACAACGCGGAGGCGATGGGGCAATGGGACCCAGTAGTATTGCAGAACAGACGCGGCAAGCCCTGCTACACCTTCAACCGGTGCTTGCAGCCGGTCAATATGGTTGTCGCGGATATGCGCCAGACGCGCCCCGCCGGCAAGGTCCGGCCGTCGTCTGAGGGCGCCTCCGAGTCGACCGCCGAAGTTTTCGCCGGGCTGTGCCGCTCCATCGAGCAGGCGAGTCGCGCCGACCAGATCTACAAAGAGCAGTTCAAGTTCGCCGTCGCTGGCGGTTTCGGTGCGTGGCGCATCATGCCCACGTACATGCAGGACGATGGTGAAGGCGCGTTCGATCAGGTGCTACGCATCCTGAACATCTCGAATCCGCAGACGGTGGTGTGGGATCCGCAGTGCGCTGACGCGTGCGCGGGAGACGCCAACCGCTGCCTTGTTGCTGAGCGCATCTCCGATGAGAACTACGAAGCGCTGTATCCAGACGGCAACATGAACAGCTTCAATGTCTCGCGAGACAGCTACGGCTGGTTCACGGACAAGGAAGTGCGCATCGCCGAATACTTTGAGCGCGTCCCGCGCGAGAAGTGGATTGCGAAGATGACGGACGGCACCGTCCGTGACTACGACTCCGATCTCAAGGCTACCGAGCAACACCTCGAAGATCACGGCCTGACGCACGAGAAGAGCGGCGTCACCCGCATCGCGCGGAACAAAAAGACTGGCGCGAAGATGATCCGTAAGACCACGAAGTGGCAGGTCATGTGGGCAAAGATTGACGGCTCGACGATCCTCGAAGGCCCGTACTACTATGACTGGAAGCGCATCCCCGTGGTCCGCTGCCCCGGTCGTTACATCAACATCGAGGGGCGTAAGAAATTCCAATCGCTGATCCGTCACTCGAAGGACGCGCAGCGCAGCTACAATTCACGGTCTTCGGACATGATCGAGCGCTCAGCGCTCCTACCGAAGGCGCCGTACCTCGTCACTGAGGCGATGATCAAGGGCTACGAGAACGAGTGGAACCAGGCCAACGTCGCCTCGCGTCCGTACTTGCCGTACAACGTCGACAAGAACGCGGAGGGTGGCATGCCCTTCCGCACCCAGCCGCTCGATCTGCCGCAGGGCGCTATGGCACTCGCGCAGATGTCGATCCAAGACATCCAGGCCACCATCGGCTACTTCGACCCCGCGCTTGGCAATGCCGACGACATGAACCGCGTCTCGGGCAAAGCGCTCGTGCAACATACGAAGCGCTCTGACCTCGGGAGCTATGAATTTATCGACGGCTTCAGCTCTGCGCTGCAGCTAACCTGGGAAATGTTGGTCGATATGATTCCGCCCACAATGGACACGGAACGAGTCGAGCGCATCATCGGCCAGGATGGCATCGAGAAGATGGTCGAGCTGAACAAGGAAAACGAATTCACTGGCGACATCATGCACGACCTCTCGAAGGGGTCGTACGACGTTGAAGTCACCATCGGTCCGAGCTTCCAGTCGGCGCGACAGGAAGCGCTCGACACGCTGATCTCGTTCGCTGAGGCTATGCCGAGTGCGGCGCCCGTGATCCAGGATCTGATCGCGAAGAACATCGACTCGCCGGACGCGCAGGAAATGGCGAACCGGCTGCGGATCCCGCTGATACAGCAGGGCATCATCAAGCCGACCGAGAAGGAAAAGAAGGAAGGCGTCGGCCAACAGAAGAACGCCCAGCAGCAACAGCAGGAGCAAATGCAGCAGCTCCAGACGCAGCTGTTGCAGGGTAAGGCTCAGAAGATGACGGCGGACGCGCAGATCGCGCAGTCGCGCGCTCACATGAGCCCGGTCGAGCAGCAGAAGATCGGCTACGAGGCCGCTGGCAAGCACCTCGCGAACATCAAGCTCGCGCACGAGATCGGTGCCGATCAGCGCCAGCAGCAGACCGACATGCAATCGGCGCAGATGGACCTCGCCGCCAAGCACGTCGGCAACTTGCAGGATCTGCAGCACGCCACTCAACAGCATCAGCAGGAGCAGGCCGCGGAGCACCACAAGACAGTGGCCGATGCGCAGCGCGCGCACTTCCAGGCTAAGGTCGAGACGGATCGGCAGCAGGAGTTGCACGAAGCCGAGCTACAGCGCGCCGCGCGAGCGCACGAGCACGAGATGCGTCGTATGCACGAGAAGCACGCGCTGACGTTGAAGCATCAATCGGAGTTGAATGAGCAGAAGGTTGCCGCCGCGAAGGCGTTGGCCGCTGCTAAACCCAAGAAGGCCAAAAAGGCCGCTTGATTTTCGATGTCTGGGGTGAGACCTGACCGCCTCGCGGAAGCGTATTCCGTGTAACAGGAGACAATCATGGCCTTTTCGAGACAGGATTTAGAGATTTATGAGAAGGGTCCGCAGAAGCAGGTCGACGATAAGTTGAACCCGTTCCGCGGCGCCACCCCGGCCCGTGCCGCCGACGCCGCCGCAGTAGCTGCGGTCGCCGCGGGCCAGAATGTTGATGCCACTCCGGGAGGCAGCGCTGCAGCAGCAGCCTCGGATCCGCTTGTCGACGACGACACCCCCATCGTTGACGAAGACGGAACACTCGGCGACCCGACCGATTCGGGTGAGGGGACTTCGGACGATGCAGCGGACCCGTCCACCGCAGACGTCGACCTCAGCGATGACACAGACCCCAACGCGGACTTGACCGGCGACGAGGAAGTAGAGGCTTCCCACGCGCGACCGGCCCCGAAGAAAGGATCTGCTGAGGAACGCATAGTAGAGCTGAACGATCTGCTCGAAGGCACGAAGATATTTGGCAAGCACATGCAGACCCAACTCAAAGACGCACTGGCGGAGTTGGAGCGGTTGAAGGGCGGTGGTAAACCCACGGCCGCACAGACCACAGCTGCAGCTGCTCCTCCTGTTGTTGAAGACGAGCCGATGCCCGATCTAGCGGACGCGGATGTAGCCTTCGATAACGACAAGTATCGAGCCAAGATGCAGAAGTGGACGAAGGATCAGGCGCAGATCGCTGCGCGTCAGATCGTTCGTGAGATGACCGGCCAGACAGAGGCGGTCAATCGTCGTAAAGTGGTTGAAGAGAAAATCGCGGAATTCGCGAAGACTCACAAGGACTACACGGCGGTCGTCACCAACAACCCGATCTTGGCGCAGCATCAGCTGGGTCCAGATGCAGGTGCTGCTGTTGCTCAGTCAGAGCATGTAGCCCGAATTTTGTACGAGTTTGGCAAGGACACCGCGATGGCAATCCGCACCGCGAAGCAGTCCCCAGCCCAACAGTGCATCACCGTCGGGAAGATCATCGCGAAGATTGAGGCAGAAGTTGCGGCCACTTCAAAGAACGGCTCGAAGCCCGATGCGCAAACAGGGCAAAAGAAGTCCATCACCAAGGCGCCGCCTCCTCCCACCCCGACAAAGGGTGGCGGACGTGTAGCCGAGCGAGATGTCGTCGACCCGAACATGTCGATGGAAGAATTCGCTCGCCGTCACAGAGGCAGCAAACAGTCAGGACGCGAGAACGCACGAAAGATGCGCGGCCTGAACTAATTAAAATCGGAAAGGAATAATGGCTAACTCACTCATCACCGCTCAATGGGTCGCACGCAAAGCGCTAGTTTTGCTGCACGCCAAGAGCAACTTCACGGGTCGCTCGAACCGTGACTACCAGAGCCTTCTGCCCGGACCCATCAATGGCGTCATTCTCGGTCAGCAGCTCTCGATCCGTCTGCCGTTCCAGTACACTCTGCGTACTGGCCCGCAGATGAACGCACAGAACTCGGTCCAGCGTTTCGCCACCCTGTTGGTCAACCAGCAGCTCGGCGTTGACATCAACTTCACCTCGGTGGAGCGCGCGATGTTGCTGAACAACTTCGAGGAGCAAGTGCTCGAACCCGCAATGGCGCGTCTCGCGGCCGGCATCGAGAACTTCACCACGGGTCAGGTCAACAACGTGCCGAAGTTCACGGGCGCCTTCAACACCACGGCAACCTACGATCAGCTGCTCCAGAACGAGCAGTACCTGACGGAAGCCCTGGCTCCTGAGGACGACCGGCGTACGTTCACGGCGACCCCGCAAACTTCGCGGTATTTCGTGCGTGACAACAAGGGGCTGTTCCAGCCTGAGTCGACGATCTCTGACCAGTGGTTGGAAGGCGTCATCTCGGACAAGGCCGCGGGCTACGTCTGCTTCCGTAACACGAAGCTGCCAACGCACGTCATCGGATCGTTCAGCACCACGGCGGCCCCGGCCGTCAACGGCGCTGGTCAGTCCAACCCCGGCGCGGGTAACGCGTTCGTTTCTACCTTCACTCTGAACACCAACGGCTGGGCTTCGGGTCTCACGACCTTGAACGCTGGCGACGTGATCAGCATTGCGGGCGTGAACGAAGTCGACCCTGAGACGAAGGCGTCCCTGGGTCGTCCCAAGCAGTTCGTCGTGACCGCGACCATCAGCGATACCGCTGGTGCGATCTCGATCCCGATTGCCCCCGGCATCATCACCGGCGGTGCGTACCAGAACGTGGACAACGTTCCGGCAGCTGGCGCTCTTATCAGCGTGTTCGGTCAGAGCGGTGCTGCCGCGATTGCCGCGCTCAACGGCGCGTTGATCAAGCAGTCCCTCGGCTGGTACCGTGACGCGATTGTGTTTGCCAACCCCCCGATGCTCGACCTCAGCCCCCTCGTCAAGATGACGGCTGCGGAAGCGTTCGAAGGGTACAACATCCGCTTCGCGCAACAGTGGGATCCGTCTAACGACGTGCTCCCGGCTCGTCTCGACTCGATTGTCGGCGCCGTGCTCGCTTACCCCGAGCTGGCCGTCCGAAACATCGAAGTCGCGTCGGCTGCCTAACCCATAGGAATATAGAAAATGAGTAACATTCAAGTTGGATATGGGCACGGCGACGTTGTCGGCATTCCGTTCGACTTCTACGGTGGAGCGACCCTGGTCACAGGTTCGACGATCACCATGCAGACGAACCAGCTCCTCCTGAGCAACACGACTGGCGGCGCCATCGCCGTCACCATCAACCTTCCGCTGAACCCGGTGGATGGTTGCTGCGCTGAGATCAGCAACGTGTCTCCGGCTGCGGCTGATGTGCTGACGATCACTGCGATCAACGCCAACACTGGCGACGTGATTGCAACGTCAGGACTTGGCGTCCCTGCGACCATCACCGTGGCGGCTTCAACCGCTGGCGGTAGCGCAGCGGCGACGGTCAAGTACAAGTACACCCTGAACGGCTTCCAGCCGGCGTCGGGAGCGGCTGTGAATCCGCGTACTTGGTTCCGTGTGCAATAAAAAGAAAAGCGCCGCTGCCCTCACCCAGTAGGCGCGTCTGGTGAAAGCCTCACCATATTAAATAGGCTTGGCAGTCGGGAGAGACCGGCACTAATTTTCAGAGAGGCGCATGGCTCAGACCAACCAGCAGATCATCACCGAAGCTTTCCAGAAGCTTGGCGTCGTACGCGAGGGCCGACAACCGTCAGCCACGCAGTCCGCCAACGGGATGACCATTCTCAACGACAACCTTCTAACGCAGATGCGCGACGGTTGGGGGAACATCGGCTGGTACCCGCAGACCATTGCGCAGTTGAACACCAACGCGCCTCTCAAAGACGAAGACATCGCCGACGTGAAGTGGATCCTCGCCGGCTGGCTCTCCGTGCACTACGGCGTGACGATCCCGCCATCGCCGGATCCGGTCAACGGTTTCGACCTCGGCGCGCAGATCTATCAGGCGATGCGCAGACTCACGAAGCGGTACCTGAAGTACACTGAGTGCGACCTCGGAGAACTCTCGCGCCCGCAGGGCGGTCCGTGGGGCGGCCCGAACTGGCTGTAACACATGGGTCAAGCTCAGCCGGCTGTTATACCGCTTCCTCTTGCTTCGTATCAGCTGGCCGACCTTCGCGCCGGCTCGAAGCGGTTGATCGGGTGCTACCCTGAGCCAGCACAGCAGACGCAGCCGAATGACGAAGAGGATCAACAGCCCGCGAGCCTACGCCGCTGGCCCGGCCTCTCGGCGTTCACGCCTAGCGGCCTGACGAACCCGCTGCGCGGTATTTGGGAAATGGCGGGCGTCGTGTACGCCGTCATCGGGTTCGATCTTTACACGATCTCGAACGCTGGCGCGATCACGCTGGTGCCGGGATCGACGAGCGGCATCATCGGTAACGGCTTTGTGCGCATGACCGACAACGGCGCCTGCCTAGTGGTGCTGGTGCCGGGCACCGATGTCTGCTACACCTACACGCCGTTCAGCGGCGGTGGCGGCGTACAGCAGCTCACGAACTCGTTCTTTCTTACATTGGGCGGCGCGCTCGATTGCTGGTTTGTCGACAGCTACATCGTGTTCCTGGCGAACAACAATAACGGTCAGGGCTCGTACACGTTCTTCAACGACGACGGTCGGCAGGTGTCTGGCAACGCGCAGATCACCTTCACCACCGCGGCGTCGTTCAATCGGCAGTTTGGCACCGATCCATTCTACGCTCTCTGCGTCGACCACCGAGAAATTCTCGCGTTCGGGTCGCGCTCGTCGGAAGGTTTCGTGAACACCGGCAACCCGACCGGCACACCGTTCAGCGCGGCGGCCGACACGTACATGACGTACGGCGTGCACCCGCTATGCCCCTACAGCGTCGCGCTGCAGGATAACTCGGTGATGTGGGTCTGCAACGACCTCACGGTGCGCCGCCGGAACGGCCAGACACCGACGCGCATCTCGACGGCTGGCATCGAAGCGGTGCTCTCGAACGCGGCGAAGAACAATTTACTCACCGGCATGTACGCGCTGACTTCGCCTGCCGGCGGACCGACGTGGAACGGCCATCCGTTCTATATTTTGACGATCCCGCTCGCGGAGCGCACGCTAGTCTATGACTGCGTGACGCAGCAGTGGTTCGATCTCGTGTCGGTGCTAAACGGGCAAGAGGTGCAGTACCGCGGCCTAAGCTACTTCAATGGCTTCGGCAAGCAGTTGATCGGCGACTCTGAGAGCGGCACCATCGGCTACCTGGACGACACCGTCCAAACAGAGTTTGGCAACCCGAACGCGCCGGTCGTGTGCGCCTTCACGACGCAGCCGCTGTACAATCAGAACAACCGCCAGATCGTGCGGCGCGTTGAGGCGGTGGTAACGGCCGGTCAAGGACCGACACCAGGCGTTGCGCCGCGCATCAGCCTACTGCTCTCGGACAATTGGGGCGAGACATTCGATGTGTCGGGAGATGATTCGCAGACGCTCGGCGTGCCGGGCGACACTTCGAACCGCGCAGTGTGGTGGAACATCGGCCAGTATTACAGCCTGGTGATGCAGTTTCGCGTAACGGACGCATCACCCACCTTCACGGTCGACGTGACCGCGATGGTTGAACCCTGCAAGTGGTAACATGGCGATAGTGCTCAAGTCGAAGCCTGGTCTGTCGAGCACGACCGTGCTGAACATCCCGAAGGACTGGGATCCTACCTGGTTCCGCAACTTCATCAGCAACCAGCTGAAGGGTGCGGACGTCCGTAACGCGATCGGCGCGAACGGGATCACGGTATCGGGAACGATCGCGAGCCCATACGCCACGATATCGCTCGGGCCCGGCCCGGTCGTCCTACAGCCCGCTGCCAGCCCGACCTCGCCAACGCTGACCGTCGTGACCACGTCGAACACGCAGCCAGCTATACAGATCAACGAGTCCCAGACCAACACGCAAGGCGGGCTGACATTCTACGACACAAACCTATCCGCCATTGTGGCCGGGATAGGTATAGGTGCGGCGGTTACTGGGCAGGGCGTTACAGACCTTGCACTGTTCTCCAGCACCAACATAGTCCTGGGACCCGGCGGAGGCAACGTCATATACCTCCGGTGCGCGGCGGCCGGGACGGCGATAACCAGCGCATCTGGTACGACAGCCCTGCAAGTTAATGCTAATGCTAGCGGGGCAGCTTCCTCGGCCGCGACCTTCACCAACGGCGCGGGCTCCACGACCTGGACGGCTTCGATCCTGAACCCGAGCGCCGCCTCTGGCGCGAACTCCGGTCTGCTGATCGAGGCGGGAAGGAGCGGCGCCGACTACCCGCTCTATATCACGAACTACAATGGTGGCACGCTCTTGATGTACGTGAACGGCAATGGCGGGGTAGGTATCGGAGTAGCGACGGGGCTTGCAGCTGGATCGCTCAGCGTCGCGAACAATATCATAGCTGGCAGCTACTTTCAGACCGGGCAGGGTGCGTACCTGATGGCGAGTAGCGTAGCATTCGCCGCGGGTGCTACAGGGAACGCCCCGACGCTCACCGCCGGCCCGGTGACAGGCAACCCAACGAAGTGGATTGCTATTGACGACAACGGCACAGTTCGACACATACCCGCGTGGTAACGACGATGATTCAACAGAGAGGTGAGTAATGACGAACCAGACAGACACAGGGCAAGAGCTTGCGGCGCACATCGCGTCCGCGCTGAAGGATCACCCGAACGCCGAAGTGCGCGTGAATCCGACGATTCAGGTGCCAATCCCCGAGCACATTGCGCGGAACCTATTAGAGTTTCTCCGACGCGTACAATCGACCGGCATGGAAGCCATTGCCTGGGTAGAAGCCTTTCAGTTCGTGCAGCAGCACGTCCCGCAGCCGCAAGCGCAGCCGGGCGTACCGTTCAACGGGCTGCCGGCATCTCCTCCGAAGTGAGATAGAGAATGGCGATGTTGAAGTGGACAATGGAATCAGCTTGGGCCGCCGTTGCCGTGGTGATAACCACAGCCGGCGGCATTTACACGTCCGTCTATCACAACGGACAGGTGAACCAGCAGATAGTCGAGCTGCAGCAGAAGAGCGCGCAGACCGAGACGCACGTCGCGAAGCACGACGACCAGCTCGCGAACATACAGCAACAGAACGCGGCGATGAAGCAATCGCTGGACGACATCAAAGACACTGTCCACGACATTCAGTACCAGGTGAGGAAACCACAACATGGCAATCACGAATGAAACAGTTCTCGATCCGTCAATCGATAGGCGTCTGGCAGTTGATCTGGATGCTGCAGAAAGGGATGAACTCACGGCATATCGCGATACTCGTGGCAATTGGACGTGCGGTCGCGGGCATCTGATGCCGCAGCCCGCTCCGGGCCGCTCGTGGGAAGGCTTCACGGTGATTCAGTCGACCAGCGACCGCTGGTTTAGCACCGACATCATGAACGCGATGCGCCTCGCGCAGCGCTGGGACGAATTCCAATCTTGCGACACTGATTGTCGTAAGAACGCTCTCTACGAGATTGCCTTCAACATGGGCGGCCGCTGGGAGCAATTCGGTCCGACGCGCGCAGCGATCAAAGCGCAGGAATGGCAGATGGTGCACGATCACCTGCTCGCCAGCTTGTGGGCAAAAGAGGTGCAGCCAGATGGATTCGACAAACCAGGCCGCGCAACCCGCATCGCAGGTTACTTCCTTTCGGGAGAGTATCCGTCAGCAGCTGGTTCGCATTGATTGGCGTGACATCGTCATTCTCATCCGCGTGGATGCGATCTTGACGGTGGGTACGATTTATTTGTTCAAGCACGCCGACCCTCTGGTGTTCGGCTCCTGGGCTACTTTCGCGACGACGATGGCCGGTCTCTATCACTGGCTGGTCGTACGCGATTCGAAGCAGCCCGACGCAGGAGGGTGACATGCCGGCATTACTCGCACTGGTTCCGCTGAAGGATTGGATCTACGGTGGCATCATCGTCGCACTGCTCGCCGGCTTCGGCTGGTACACAGTGCACGAGCGCCATATCGGCGAAGCCAAGATCGAAGCGTCCGACAAGAAAGTCGCGGACGCTCAGATCGTTCACAACAAAGAGGTGGAAGATGTTGTTGCCACAAAACTCAGTGCCGCTATCAAAGATTACGATGCGCTGTCTCCTATCCCTGTTCCTCGCTCTGTCCCTGTGCTCGTGTGCAGCACGTCCGGTGGCAGTGATGTGCCCAGTGGGGAAAGCGCCGTCGCCGGAAGCAATGGCGCCGGAGCCGGAGTACCCATCGGTGCAGGGCAGTCTGATGCAGGATTTGACCCAGCCCCGGCCGTCAGTGTCACCGGCACAGACGCCGACAAAGAAATAGTCCATCTCCAGAAGAAGATCAAGCTTCTCCAGGACACGATTGCTGCATATCAAGCGGGCGGACTGGTAGCAAAATAAGATGGCAGCTCAGGGCGGATTGATCGGCGCCGCTAATGGTGACACGGGCGCCGCAGCTTATGCTGACGAACAGGAAGGCGCGAAGACAGCCGCTCAAGCCGCCGCAGCTAACCTGCAGGCGGAAGAGTCAAACCCCGCGTTCCTGAAAGCCGCACAGACGACGATATCGGATCTTAACTCGAACAACTTCGCTGGTGCGTGGAGTAGCGCGCTGTCCACGTCCGGCCTGTTCGGTACGAACTACAATTCGCAGACGACTGATCCGTTGCTGCAAGCGATGGAGTCGAGCAACGGGCTGCAGGCGTTAGATCCTACGAAGCAGTGGACCTCCGCCGAAGACACGTCGTTCTACAACGCGTTAGGCTCGAATCCGGTCTATAACGGCAAGACTACCACCGGCCTCAACGGCACGACCGAGAGCTTGGGCCAAAACCCGTATAGTCTGTGGGGCTCGGGCGCGGATCTGACGAACGGCACCGACGCTAAGGCAAACAACGCCTCCGGCAGCGACACCCCGAACGTCGATCAGTATGCCGGCGCGCGGCCGACGAAGAGCTTCCTGAGCAAGTACGGCGCCGACATTGGTGCGCTCGCTGCGACGGCGCTGTCGTTCGGTGTAGCTGCTCCCGCGCTAGCTGGCGCGCTAGCAGCTGACGGCATCGCGTCCGGCCTGGCAGCCGGCGCTATTGCCGGCGGCGTGATGGGTGCAGTCAACACGATAGCCGTCGATGCAATCACTGGCGCCCCAATAACCGCGGGCGGCGTGCTCGGTGGCGCGCTGGGCGGCGCTGCTGGCGGCGGCCTCGTGCCATTGGCAGGCGGCGCGATCAACAATGCGACCGGCCTCGGTAGCACGTTGTCTACTGGCTTAGCGGGCGCAGGTGTCGGCGCCGCGCGCAGTGCGCTCACTGGCGGTAACGTCGGTATCGGCGCGCTGTCTGGCGGCGTCGCGGGTGCCGTACAAGGATCGGGCGTCCTCGGCAACATCAAGTCTGGTGTGGCGGGCGCGACTGGCAGCACGGCGGCCGGATCTCTCGCGACAGCCGGAACGAACTACGCCATCGGAGGCGCCACCGGCTTAGCTGCCGGTGCGTTGATGGGTACACAGCCGTCGGCGACACAAAACGTCAACATGTCGCAGACGCAGCAGGTTCCGAGCAGTGGCGCTATGCAGATGAACGCGCCGTTCAACGGCATGTATGGTGGCGTCTCGCAGCCGAGCGGCGCGAACACCAGCGGCACGGCAGCGACCGGCGCGACTTCTACAGCACTGGCCGCAGGGCCAAACATTTTCGGTAATCTCGGCAGCACGAGCACTCAGGGGACCAACGGCAACATGTCATCCACACCTACGAGCACAGACACCAGTCTTGCTTCGACCATCACTGGCGCGCTCCCCGGCGTGTTGCAGGCGGGCGTAGGCACCGCCGGCTCGCTCGCTGCGGCGAATGCGGAGTCGAACGCGGATCAAAACGCGATCACCACGCAGCAGAATAACCTTGGCAACATCAACAACATTTGGTCTACGCAGCAACAGCTCGGCCAGGGCGCGGACACCGCGCTCGGCAGCGCGCTAGGCACGAACGGCACGCCCGCTAATTATTCGAACTTCGAGAACATGCCCGGCTACCAGTTTGCTGTGAGCCAGGGCACGCAAGCCATCCAGCGCCAGGCCGCTGCGATGGGCAGTGCGTACACTCCGAACACCGCGGCAGCTGTGGGTCAGTATGTGACCGGCACCGCCTCACAGGATTACAACACCTACATCAGCCAGCTGATGGGTGCGGCCGGGCTCGGCACGACGGCGAATCAGGGCTTGCAGACTGCGAACCAGACGACCGCGAACAACATCAGCGGCCTGCAGCAGAACATCGGCCAAGCGCAGGCGATGGGCTACACGGGCGTCGCGAATTCTGCCGGCAGCTTGTTCGGTGCGAACGGCGCCGGCACGAGCTTGATCAATGCCGCGGGTCGAGCGCTCGGCGGCGGGAGCAGCGGCTCGGGCGGCAGCTCCAGCAGCGGCGGTGGCATGACCGCGAATTCGGGTGATACTACGAGCGGCGGCGTCGATCCTACGACAGGCATCCCGTACGATATCGAGAATCCGAGCACGGGATCAACGCCGACCACCACGAGCTACAATGCGAGTGATCCGTTGGGGCTCGGCACGTCAACGTCTTCTGATCCTAACTGGAGCAGCGTCACTGACAGCTCCTTCAATGGTAGCGGCGTGAGCGGCAGCACCGG